GAAAAAAAGAAGAAAAAAGAGACCAATTATGAGCCAATTGATTTAAAGAAAATTCCAGCTCCACATCAGATTAAAGAGATGCTTGACCAATATGTAGTTGGACAAGAAAAAGCGAAAAAAATTATGGCAGTTGGCGTCTATAATCACTATAAGAGAATAGCTACCAATCCAAAAGATATTGAGATTGAAAAGTCAAATATGTTAATGATTGGACCGACAGGAAGCGGCAAGACATATCTTGTAAAGACATTGGCTAAATTGCTGTCTGTGCCGTTGGCTATTGCAGATGCAACTTCACTGACAGAAGCGGGGTATATCGGTGACGATATTGAGAGTGTTGTATCAAAGCTTCTTGCAGCAGCAGACAACGATGTTGAGAAGGCACAGCATGGCATTATATTTATTGATGAGATTGATAAGATTGCCAAAAAGAAAGAGACTCGAAGCCGAGATGTCAGTGGAGAGTCTGTTCAGCAAGGGATGTTAAAGTTGTTAGAAGGAAGCGATATTGAAGTTCCAGTAGGGGCGACAAGCAAGAATGCGATGGTTCCATTGGCTACTATCAATACAAGCAATATACTTTTTATATGCGGCGGTGCTTTTCCAGATTTGGAGGATATTATTAAGGAACGTCTCAACAAGCAAAGTTCAATCGGATTTAATGCCGATTTAAAAGATAAATATGATAAGGAAACAAATTTATTAGAACAAGTTACAGTGGATGACCTTAGAAAGTATGGAATGATTCCAGAGTTTCTTGGAAGACTTCCAATTGTGTATTCTTTGGAAAGTCTTACAAAGGAAATGCTTGTTGATATTATCAGAAAGCCTAAAAATGCAATATTAAAGCAATATAAAAAATTGCTTGAAATTGATGAGGTTGAATTGGAATTTGACAATAGTGCATTGGAAGCAATCGCACAAAAAGCATTGGAAAAAAAGACGGGTGCAAGAGCATTGCGTTCTATTATTGAGGAATATATGCTTGATATTATGTATGAAATTCCAAAAGATGATAATATTGGCAAAGTGACAATAACAGGGGATTATATTAATAAAAAAGGCGCGCCTTTAATTCAGATGAGAGGATATGTAGTGCCATTGATTTCTAATAAAAATTGATTATAAGAATGGTGATACCATGATAAAGTACTTAAGTTATATGTACTCTTTGACAAACCTGTTCTCTTTAATTGCTTATAAACACTAAAAAATTTAGAGCATATAATGAACATAAACCAATATGCTGATTGCAGCGGTCAGGAGATGTATGGATTGCAGTGAATTTATTACATCAGAAGATTATATGGATTATATTGCGCAAAATATTCGTGTGCCAAGTGAAATTTTATGTCGTGTTAATGTAGATGAAAATTGGTCTATTGTATATGGTAAAATGCCAGCAGAATTAAATATGAATATTGGAAGCTTAGAATATCGTACAATTCCTAAACTATATGGTTTGATGGATACAGAAGTATTAAGAGAACAAGTGGCAGACGCAACAATGAGTGATACATCTGCCTATGACAGTTCAGGCATAACCGCTCTTTTAAATCAACCAACATTAGACGTACGAGGACAAGGGGTATTGATAGGTATTATTGATACAGGGGAGTGTGTTATTATAATGTTACGTTTATAGTTTATTCTTATAAGAACAATTGTAATAGTACAATCTATTATAGACATATATTTTTAATAGGAAAGGAGTGTGATTGATATGTTTACGGTTGAAAAATTACAGGAGATGAAAATAGCGGATATTATGGAAATAGACAGGGAAGAACTTGTTGATATAATGCAGATACAAATTGATGAAAAAAAGCCAATTGAAGAGCGTATAAGAGATTATATAGAACAAGTTGGAAATCCTTATATTGTGAAGGTTGGCGAATATGTCGTACAATTTAAATATATGGATTGTAAAAAGAGTATGGAACAAAAAATGAAGGAATATCTTGTAAAGATGGCATCTATCCATTGAGAAAGTGTTATTTACAGAAAGTGATAGGTTCAAATGAATACTAAAAAATTATATTCTGTAGCAGTTTATCTTCGACTGTCACGAGATGATATAACGTTGAAAAATGCAGATAAAAAAGAAGAAAATAGTAAAATAGAAAGCAATAGTATTGGTTTTCAGAAAGAACTTATATATTCTTTTATTACAAAAAATAAAGATATGAAATTATTTGATACATATATCGATGACGGGTACTCTGGCGTGGATTTTAATAGACCTGCCTTTAAGCGAATGATAAGTGATGTCAAGGCGGGGTTGATAAACTGTATCATTGTCAAAGATTTATCAAGATTTGGGAGAGATTATATTGAAACAGGACGATTTATACAAAAAATTTTTCCAAAATTAAATGTTCGGTTTATTGCCATTAATGATTTTTTTGATACATTGACAGCAGATTTTAATGAAACGTCAGTAGTACTTCCAGTTAAAAATTTTATAAATGATTCATATTGTAGTGATATTTCATGGAAAGTAAAAAGTCATCAGAAAGTGAAACGTGAAAATGGTGAATTTATAGGTGCCTTTGCTGTTTATGGATATAAAAAAGACAAAGACAATAAAAATTTACTTGTGATTGATGAATATGCTGCAAAGATTGTTCAACATATATTTGCATGGAAATTAGAAGGGTATAGTTTTCATGCAATAGCAGAACAGTTAAATTCACAAGGGATTTTATCGCCTATGGAATATAAAAAATCAAAAGGAGAGAATTTTCAGACAGGATTTTATACAAACAATATTACAAAATGGTCGGCAATGGCAGTAAAACGGATTCTTTCTAACGAAGTATACACAGGAAATTTAGTACAAGGAAAGAGTGAAAAAATTAATTATAAAATAAAAAAAAGTTTTGTTAAGCCAGCGTGTGAATGGATACGTGTTGAGAATACACATGAAGCAATTATTTGTATGGAAGATTTTGTAAATGTTAAGAAATTGCTTTCTACCGACAGCAGAGCTATTCAAGGGCAAAAAAATACACATATTTTTTCAGGGCTTTTGTTTTGTGGCGATTGTATGTAAACGATGACACGGCTTGTAAATCAATATCATGGAAAGAATACAATATATTTTATTTGTCAAAGAAATAACAAAGGACAAGGCTGTAGTCGGCACAGTATTAAAGAAGAACAATTAACAGCGATTCTTTATGAGTGTTTAAAGATACAGGCTTTGATTATGGTTGATAAAGTTAATGTGTTGGAAGTTTTAAATGAATTGAAAGTTGATATACAGCCAATTGTAACCTGTAGTAGAGAATGTTCTCGCTTAAAAAGGGAACAACAACGATATCTTGAATTAAAAAGCAGTTTATATCGAGATTGGAAAGAAGGTATCCTTTCAAAAGACGATTTTTTAGATTTAAAAAAAATTTATAAAGAAAAATATATAAGCTTTCAAAAAATGATAGAACAGCAAGAACGAAAAGTACAAGAGTTGCTTTATACAAGTTTGATATCAAGTGTGCAATTAGAGGAATTAAAAAAAAGAACAACATTGACCCAAATAAACAGAGAAGTTTTAATCCATTTTATAGAACGTATTATTGTATATGAGGATAAACGATTGTGTGTAGAATTTCGGTATCAAGAATCATTTGATAGAGCAAGGTAGTCTAAATATCAATAGCAAATAGTTGAGAGTGGTGAAAACGATGGCTAGAATTTCTAAGAAACAGATAAAAGACGAAATGATAAAGCAAATAATATATCGTGTTGGAATTTATGCAAGATTGTCTGTGGACAATCACAATGAAAAAAATGAATCCATTGAAACACAGATTGATATTGCAAAATTATATATAAAAGATAAGCCAGAATTTGAATTTTATCATAGCTATATAGATTTGGGAAAATCGGGTGTCAATTTTGAACGCAATGGATTTAAACAGTTAATGGAGGATATTCGACAGGCAAAAGTTAATTGTGTTATTGTGAAAGATTTTTCTCGTCTAGGAAGAAATTATATTGAAACAGGAAAATTTATACAAAAAATATTCCCAATTTTGGGTGTTCGTTTTATTTCAGTAACGGATGGGTTTTACTCAAATCATATACAAACAGAGGATTTTTGTGTGAATTTAAAAAATCTTGTCAATGAACTGTATGCAGCTGATATAGCTGCAAAAGTTAAAAGCACACGAAAAAGTCAACAAAAAAAAGGGAGTTATACAGGAGGTTATGCACCATATGGATATAATCTTTGCAAAATAGATGGAAAAAGAGTTTTAATAGTTAAAGAAGAGGAAGCAAATATTGTAAGAGCATTATTTAATCAATATGAAGCTGGCGTTAATTGTAAAGGATTAATACGGTGGTTGTATCAAAATAATATACATCGACCAACAGAGTGTCGAAAATATAAGCATATATATTCTAAAGAGGGGGAGGTTTTATTAGAGTGGTCTAAATGGACTGTAAAGTCTATTCTTACCAATCCTGTCTATATAGGGTGTCTGATTTACGGCACGGTCTGTAAGGAGAATAGTTCATTAAAAAGTTACCAAAACAGTAGTTTTACAGAGTATTCTATAAAAGAAAATACCCATCAAGCAATTATTAGTCAAGAACAGTTTTTTAAAATTGCCCGTCAATTTGAAGAGCAATCATTACATTACAGTAATAAAAAGAAGGATACTCAATCGGTTTTATTAGAAGAAGACATTTTTGACGGAATATTGTTTTGTGGTGATTGTAATTGTAAGATAAAAAGAACAGCGTTGATTAAAAATGTCCATTCTAGTAAAAAAATAAGAAAATATACATATCATTGTCCGTATGCAGCCCGAATTGATGTTAAAAAATGTCGTAATCACCTTATTTTATTGTAACAATTGCAAAAAATTGTAA